ATTTTATCTCCTTCGGTTGTTTCGTCTTTGGTTAATGTGCTCCCTTTCATTTCTGCACACACACTTTCAAAAATTCGAATCGACATCGACACTTTTTATGGGTTACCGTAATCCCAATGGAACTTCTCAGGCCTCACCACCACCTGCCACGCCCTTTGCGGGGTGGGCTTTTTTTAGGTGTTGGGTGGTACGAGTCGATCAACTGAAGGGCACTCGCCGAGAAAAGCCGCTTCACGAGATCGCCATATCCACTTGCGGCTTCTACCTGCCCGATCACGCCCGTTACAGCCACCTTGCCTTCCCCCAATCTTGAGCAATGAAAGCTGAACAAGAAAAACTAGTCGTCTCAAAACAGCGAGTTGCTGATCACGGTGAGGTATTTACGCCATCATGGCTTGTTGAGGCGATGCTCGACCTTGTAAAGGACGAGACAGAACGGATTGACTCCCGTATTCTGGAACCAGCCTGCGGCAGTGGTAATTTTCTGGTTAAGATTTTACAGCGAAAACTGGTAATAGTAGAGCAAAAATATGGCAAGTCGGATTTTGAGAAACAGCATTTCGCATTACTCGGATTAATGTGTATTTACGGCATCGAACTATTGTCTGATAATATTGTTGAATGTCGTAATAATTTGTTGGAAATCTTCACCGAATTTCTAGGGATTGATGAAAAAAACGAGTTTTACAAAGCAGCCTTTTTTGTTCTCACCGAGAATCTTATCCACGGGGATGCAATTACCGTCAAAAAAAGTGAAGGTGCAAATATCACATTTGCAGAATGGGGCTACTTGGGTAAGGGCAAATTTCAGAGACGGGACTTCCGTTTGGATACCTTAACACTGTCATCGATGTTCAGTGCAGAAGACTCTCTTTTTGCTGACCTTATGCAGTTTGATGTAATTATTGGAAACCCTCCTTACCAAATGAAAGGTGGTGCTGGCGGGACAAGTGACTCTTCAATCTATCAGCTTTTTGTTGAACAGGCTCAAAAGCTGGAACCTAAGTTTCTTTCGATGGTTATTCCATCAAGGTGGCTAGCTGGGGGCCGGGGACTAGGAGAATTCCGAGGGCAGATGTTGAGTTCTCAGAACCTAGTTAAGCTAGTTGACTACCCTGTATCAAAAGAGGTTTTCCCAAATGTAGAGGTCAAAGGAGGTATATGTTATTTTCTTTGGTCGAAAGAGAACAATGCCCACTGCGATGTGACAGTGATACGAGGAAAGGAGGAGTCTTCCGCAAATCGGCAACTTGATGAATTTGATGTGTTCGTCAGAGACCCAAGATCAGCACAAATACTACGCAAAGTGATGGGTGCCAAAGAACCATCTATAACCGACATGCTAACAGCCGATACTCCATTTGGCATCGCAACTAATTTCGACGAATTTCAAAATAAGAAGTGCACGGGAAATGTGGCGCTTTACTATGTCAAGAAGGGTAAACGTGATATTGGTTACATGGCACGTGATCAAATTAGCAAAAATACCCATCTAATTGATAAATGGAAGGTAATAGTACCCAAAGCTGGTTCCGATGGTGGGCAAAAGATACCAGATTCAGTCCTCGGGAAACCTTGGATAGCAAAGTCCCCCTCTATAGTTACTCAGTCATTTCTCGCCTTCTGGGCAGACACAGAAAAAGAAGCGAAAAGCATTCAATCTTATTACTGCACAAAGTTTTTTAGACATCTTGTATCTTTACGAAAAATTACACAGGACGCATTACGTCCGATGTATAAATGGGTTCCCATGCAGAAATGGGATCGCGAGTGGACTGATGCTATGCTCTACGAAAAATATGGTCTGAGTGATGATGAAATCGAATATATCGAAAAAGTAATTCGCCCAATGGAACCAAGCAAACCATCCACGGATTAGGATTCCCACGGGATTTCACCACGGGATTTCACCACGGATTCTCTCGGGATTCACCACGGGATTCTAGCGGGCACACCTACGGGCACACCTACGGGCATACGTGTAAGCGTGGGCATACGTGTAAGCGCAGCTCTGTGAACCACCACCACCCCTTGGTTTCCAATGGGGACTCCCCTTAGAGAGAAGATGGACGACATCACCCTTAAACAATTAAGGCTTGACACAAGTTTCCAACAGGTGTACCTGTAGTTAAACCTGTAGTTACACCGTGGTTAAACCTGTGGTTTTAAACCTCATTAATATTACCGGTGTAGTTGTTTGTACAGGTACACCACAGGTACACCGTAGTTTCCGTAGTTTCCGTAGTTTCCGTAGTACCCCTTGTTTTATGAGCGCGATAATTCTAGTTCGAAAGACCGACCACTCCGACGAATTCCACCAGGTATTTGCCTACGGACAGAAACCAGAAAGCATCGATGCCTATGGCGAGCTGGGTGAGATCCAGGGATTCCATCGGGTAAGATACCTCAACGGCCTGATATCTCTCCGTGAGACTAACCTGCTCAAAACCGTTGTAAGCGGTAAGATCCTGGTGCTAACGGACAACGAATTAGCCAGAATGGATTCGTTCCTGGACAATAAACCCGCAGAACAGGCTTACCACAGGTTTTTGATCCCGGTCTTTGTGAATGCTGGGGCGGAACCACGGGCGGGCGTGTGGGCATACCAGCAGGTTCGGGATGCCACGAATCAGACTAAATCTACTTCGGCTACGTTGGGTAGAGTAACCGTGGCAGAAATGAATGAAGCAATAGCTGCACTCTCCAGACCTGCCTATGGCGAAGAACAACAATAAACAGGACGAGCTGAATGCAGAAATGCTCTCCAAGGGGCGTCACCGTTACTGGAAGCGAGTGAACGATGCTGTAGATCGGGAAATTGAGACCTCGGCATCCCACGGACGTCAATTGATGAGCCACATCCTATTACCCTATGTAGAAGGCATCAAAGATTGGATCAAAACCGCAGAGAACCGGGGTAAGCCTGGGGTTTCACACAGTGCCCACAGGTTCATTGTACAGGTTGACCCGGAGTTGTTGGGATTCATCGCCTCAAAGGGTATCATGGATGGGATCTCCATCAAGAAGCCCTACGCCGCTATCTGTAATAAGATAGGAAACCTCGTTGAAGATGAAGTCCGCTTTCAGTTCCTCAAACTCAACGAGCCAAAACTGTGGAGAAAACTACGGGCCCAGGTTGATCAGTCGTCATCCTATGCCAGGAAGCGAACGGTTATAATCCTGAGTATGAACCGAACGGAGAAGCTGGCGGGTGGATACCACTCAGGAGCTGCCTCCTTTCACCGGTGGGCCCAAGCCGACAAGGTTAAAATTGGGATGGTGCTTATTGATATCTTTCAAAAAGTCACTGGCCTGGTTTCAACCATCTACCTGCACAACACCGGGGGGAAGAAAGCCACAAACCATCTCATGGCAGTCCCGGACGCTTTAAGCTGGATTGCCAACTTCCACCTCTGGGCCGAAATGATGGACCCCTTTTGGCTTCCAACGGTTGAACCACCGATCGAGTGGGTGACACCATATGGTGGGGGGTATGATCCAGAAGACTTCCAGGCGTTTGGTTTGGTCAAGCGGGACATACACATCACCGATGTTACGTTCGATCCCGAAGCCATGCCCGAGGTTTATCAGGCGGTGAACACGCTTCAGAGAACCGGGTGGAAGGTCGAGGGTAGGACTCTGGATGTTATGAAGTACTTTTGGGATATTGGACATGAATTCGCGGGCCTACCGCCCAAGGATAACCTGCCGCTTCCACCCACACCAGACAATATAAAAACTGACTACGATGTCCGAAGAGATTGGCGGCGTAAGGCGTCCAGGGTCTACGACCTCAATGTGTCGATCAGCAGTCAACGGATTCATGTTCTGAAAACCTTCTGGTTAGCCGATAGATTTCGTGATGAAAAGAAGTTTTACTTCCCCTACCAGTTGGACTTTCGGGGGCGAACCTATTGTGTACCTTACTTTCTTCAGCCTCAGGGACCGGACTTCTCTCGGGCACTGCTGAAGTTTTCCGACGCGAAACCCATCAGGCGCAAATCAGAAGCTGACTGGTTGGCAGTCTACGGGGCAAACCTGTGGGGCTATGACAAGGTAACCTTTGAGGAGCGGGTTAAGTGGGTACAAGACAACGAGAGTGATATATCGAAAGCAGCTAAAGATCCAATCAACACCTCATCATGGTGGTCCCAAGCTGACAGCCCCTGGCAGTTCTTGACCTGGTGCTTTGAGTGGGCTGACTTTCAACGGGAGGGGTATGGGTTTCAAACCAGTCTACCTGTTTGTCTGGATGCCTCCAACAACGGATTGCAGATTCTATCCCTTCTGATGCGCGATGAAGTGTGCGGTCGTGCTACTAACTGTTCGGGAGGTCCAACACCCTCTGATGTGTATCAGGATGTTGCCGATGTTGTCATGACTAAACTTAAGGAGGAAGCCACCACGGGTTTCACCGATGATGATGGCGGGAAATCCATGGCTCAGTTCTGGCTCGACTTCGGGGTGAACCGGAAGGCTGTCAAAAGGCCAGTTATGGTACTTCCCTACGGCGGTACTTATTATAGTTGCATGGGATACATAGAGGAGTGGTTCAAAGACGAACTTCGAGCCAGATCCATGGACGAATTATTTGAGCAAGATGATGCTACAAAAGTAAGGTCGTTGGGGACGTTTCTGGCCCGCCGGGTGTGGGATGCAATCCATGTGGTGGTGGGGCGACCCAGGGAGGCCATGAGGTGGCTTCAGGAAGTTGCAAAGATCACCACGAAATCTGGGCTGCCCGTCAAGTGGACCACGCCGACCGGATTCCCGGTTTCCCAAAATTACAAATCGTGGACGCATCGAACTGTGAAGACGGCTCTTGGTGATCGAATCCAGAAGGTCAAACTCAGAGAGTGGTCACCAACCATCATGAATCGAACCCGACAGGTGAACGGTATCAGCCCCAATTTTGTCCACTCACTGGATGCGGCGGCTCTTCACAAAACCATATGTACAGCTGTCTTTGCTGGAGTCCATCAGTTTGCGATGATCCATGATAGCTATGGCGCGCTGGCACCCGATGTCGATGTGTTAATGGCCAGCGCACGACGTGTTTTTACCGATATTTTCACGGTGGATTTGTTGGCCCGATTTAAGACCGAGATCGAGAAGCAGTTGCCGATCAACACTTTACTGCCAGACATTCCGAGCTATGGCACCCTTGATGCCCGAAGCATCCTTGAAAGCGACTTCTTTTTTTCATGACCAGTTGACAACCTCGGCAAAAAATGTATGATTGGGGTTTTATTCACACCAAACCAGGGGGACAAAACGATGGTAACAGCGGCAGCAAGCAGCGCGGAGGGACACGACGGAAAATATGATGTCAGCCGCAACCCGGACAAAATGAACTATCCGACTCGTACCAAAAGCGGAACGAATGTGACCCTTCTCTACTACATGGGGGCGGGCCAGTACTTCGCGGAGGTGACCAACCGTCGGGAGTTCCTTGGAATTCAAGTGGCCGAGAACGATCTTGCCCATTCTCCCGAGCGGGAGGACGACGGCAACACCTGTTGGGTTAATTAGCCTTTTTATGGAGTGGCAGCATGAGAGAGCCGTGGTTCGCGCGAACTTCGACTTGGAATATGCGCTTCTTGGGCACCGCCGATTTTTACTCGTTTTGTCGGCGAAATAACAAGAAGAGATGTCGGTTCGATTCCGGCCCACTCCACCCCTAAAGTAATCCATGAAATATAAAAACGTAGAACTTGATGCCGATCTAGCGGTGGACATCGTAAATTCAGACGCCGACGAGTGGAACGAATCGAATATTATTGAGGCCTGGCAATACCTGTTCGACCACGGGATTGTTGAGCACTCCAGCGACTGGCACAAAGAGACTCTTCAAACACTTCTTAATAACGGACTGATTTATAACTATTTGAGTAAACCAACATCAACCAACATAAACCGAAGTAAAGATGGACAACGACAACAAACGACAGAAAAATAGAATAGTTTCGCCAGTCGGTGTGGCCCTCTGGCCGAGATTGGACGTACCTGACACACAGTTTGACGCCGCCGGTGTTTACACTGTCAAACTGCTGATTCCCGAGGAGGAAGCCAAACCGTTTCTCGATAAACTTGAGAAGATTTACGAGGCAAATTACAAAGCGCAGTGCCAGACCCATAAGAGGAAGAAGCTCAAGCTCGCGGACAAACCGTGGAGTGCCGAGGAGAACGACGAGGGTGAGCTTACGGGAAACATCCAGTTCAACTTCAAGCTTAAAGCCCACGTGAAAACTGAGACCGCAGAGTTTGAACAGCGGCCAGTGTGCTTCGACGCGCGTGGTTCCATCATCGATCCAACTAAAGTTCGGATCTCGGGCGGTTCCCTAATCAAAGTCTGTACAGAGACCTCCGGCTTCTATACGGGGTTAGTGGGTGCGGGCTTGTCGTTACGGTTGCGGGCCGTGCAGGTGATTAAGCTTGAGGAGTGGCAGGGCCCCGACGCAGGAGCTTTTGGGTTCGACGCCGAAGAGGGTTATGAATACGAGGAACCCGAAGGGAGTGCTGATGAAGGTGAAACGGACGACTCTGGTGATGGGTTTGAAAGCGAGACAGAGACCGAGACCGACGATTTGATTTTTGCCGGGGGTAAGTCCGATGGCGATTTCTGACGCGAGACGAAACTCCGGCAGCCGGAGGTCTCTTGCCAAGCCTTCTCGAGGAATTCGAACGGGTAAGTATCGTTCACGATGGGAATCCAGGGTGGCCCTCCAACTTCGGAGGGTCGCCCACGAGTTCGAGCCCCGGGACAAGACCATACCCTATAAGCTTGAGCATACTTATCTACCCGACTTCATTCTTGAGAGTGGTATTATACTGGAAGCGAAGGGTGTTTTCTCACCGCGAGATCGAGCCAAACATATTGCGATCAAAGTGCAGTATCCAGAGATGGACATCCGAATCGTTTTTCAGAATTCCGAGGTAAAAATCTCCAAAAAATCACGGACCACCTACGGTGAGTGGTGCACCAAGCACGACATCAAGTGGTGTCACCGATTGATTCCAGACGCATGGCTGCAACGACAAAAATAGTACCGGAACAATACTTGATGCAGCAGGAGCACCCGCTCACGAAGCAGCGCAAACACGCGATTGAGTCCCGACGGCAGCACGCTAACCGCTGGATCGGGGTGGATTTGGATGGCACATTGGCGCGATCGGAGGGGTGGCGAGGCTATGATCACATAGGTGAACCTATCGACCGCATGGTGCGGCGGGTACACGATTGGCTGGACGAGGGCATAACCGTAAAGGTGCTCACAGCACGAGTCGGCTCCCCGAACTCAGTGCAGCCAGCTATACAACGCCGTCTAATCCACCGCTGGCTACGCCTTCGGTGTAATCTACCGTCCCTCCAGATCGTCGCCAATAAAGATGAGGACATGATCGAGCTGTGGGACGATCGGGTGGTGCAGGTAGTCCCGAACACCGGCCTACGGGCCGATGGTGAAAAGTAGGACGGAAGCGCGTGCCATCCAACTTCCTACGGCATGAGCCGTGTCCTGACCCGGACTGCGGCTCCAGGGACGCACTGTCGGTATACGACGACGGTCACGCGCATTGTTTCTCCTGCAACCGAACCTTTAATCCCTTTCCCCCCCTCTCGACTTCTGCTATGCCTCAAAAAAACCAAAAGAGTAGTCCGTTAATTACCGGGGGTAAGCCCAAGGAACTCGGGAAGCGGCGCCTCAAGGAAGCCACCTGCCGAAAGTGGAAGTATTACGTCGTGCGCTTCCACCGGATCGGACATCCATTCGATGGTGCGTTAGTTCATGTAGCAAACTATTGCGACCCGGCGGGTAAACCTGTGGCGCAGAAAGTGCGATTCCCGGACAAGTCGTTTGCCTGGCTGGGAGAAAAAAACCCCGGCCTTTACGGGATGCACCTCTGGCGTGACGGCGGCACTATGATCGTCGTGACCGAGGGGGAACTCGACTGTTTGACCATGAGTCAGCTTAATGGCTTGAAATGGCCGGTCGTTTCTGTCCCCAACGGTGCCGCTGCTGCTCGCCGGGATGTTTGCCAAAATTTAGAGTGGCTTGAGAAATTTGATTCGGTCGTATTCATGTTTGATCAGGATGAGCCCGGTATGGACGCTGCAAGGGCCTGTGCGGCATTACTGTCCCCGGGTAAGGCCAAGATCGCCACATTGCCACTCAACGATCCATCGGAGATGGTGATGGCTGGCAAGGGAGCCGAGGCTATCGACTGCATGTGGGGTGCAAAGGAGTGGCGTCCAGATGAGATAGTCGACGGTAGGGATCTGTGGCCGCTTGTGTCCGAGGAGGACGATCCGGGCAACGTAGTGCCGTATCCCTGGGAAGGTCTAAATCGAGTGATCCGTGGTATCCGCAAGGGTGAGATAACAACCATCTGTGCTGGCACCGGCATCGGGAAGTCTGCGGTATGCCGAGAAATAGCCCACTGGCTTATTACTGAACAGAAGCAAACCATTGGTTACATCGCGCTTGAAGAATCTATCAGAAGGTCAGCACTTGGGTTGATGTCCATCGAACTAAACCAACCACTCCATTTAACTCGGGAAGGAATCGATGAAGAAACTCTTAGAAAAGCATATGAGGCTACTGTTGGCAGCGGCAGATTCTACAGCTACGATCACTTCGGCAGCCTGGCTGCCGACAACCTTCTTCATAGAATCCGATACCTTGTGGCGGGCTGCGGATGTGGCTGGCTCATCCTGGACCATATCTCGATCGTTATTAGCGGCATGGACGGCGGTGAGGAGCGGCGATTGATCGACAATCTTATGACTAAGCTCAGGTCGTTGGTGGAGAACCTTCAGTTCGGACTCATCCTGGTCAGTCACCTGAAGGAAGCTGTGGGTAAACCGTTGGAAGAGGGTGGCAAGACAAAACTTAATTTGCTCCGTGGATCGAGAAGCATAGGCCACTTGTCCGATCTAATTATTGGATTGGAACGCGACCAACAAGCCCGCTCGAATAAAAACAGGTTGCTTGTGCGCGGGCTCAAGGATCGATTCACTGGTGAGGGAACCGGGGTAATGACTTACCTTGACTACGACCCCACCACGGGTAGACTCACGGAAAAGCTTCAGGAATTTGAAACTTACTTTTCAGCCCACGACACAACAACAACGGAGACTCCGTTTTAATAATAACCACAACAACAAATTATGGAACCACGAGCCGTTTGGAAATACACGTTTGACTCTCTTAATCAGAGTTTAAGTATGCCCGAAAGATCAAACATTGTGCACATTGATTATCCCTCCATGTGGGCCGTCGTAACCCCCGCATTTATGGACCGTGGGCTTATGATGGTGCGCCACTTTCAGTGGTTTGAGACCGGGGAAATGAGCGGTCAGATACGTCGGCCTCTTTATCTGGCGACTGCGATGATTGAAGGAAGAATGTATCACCTTTTCGAAACAACTCGGCCTGTGAGGATGGGAAATTGAGTAGTAGTCGTTACTTCCGGTATCGTCGTCTCTTCTTTGATGTCGAGACCGATGGTCTTCTTGATAGCATAACCAAGCTCCATTGTGTGGTGATCTACGATCCCGTCGCGGAGAAGTATTATCGATTCAACAATCAAAGGGTCGACACAAAATCTGGATCGATATCCGACGGCTTGGAAATGCTCCAACGCGCCAAGGAGATAGTTGGCCACAACTCAATAGGGTTCGATTACTGGGCCATCAAAAAGATATATCCCGGATGGAACTTTCGCGGCGATATTCTCGACACCCTGACCATGGGGTCTGTGATTTTTACCGAGCTTTTTGACGCCGATTACAAAGTCTATCGTAACGCCAAAGACTTCCCGAAGAACCCCAATGGAGGCCCTAAATACGGCAGTCAAAGCGTGGAGTGCTGGGGGTATCGCTTGGGCATCGACAAGGTCGGAGCGGACATATCCATTTGGAGTCGGTGGACTTCTGAAATGGAGGACCGGTGTGTATCCGATGTGGCAATCGTGGTGCAGCTCATGCAGGTTTGCGAGGCTAAGAAGTACAGCCAGCCATGTCTTAAGCTGGAGCACGATTTTAAATTTCTTATGGCCAGGCAGGAGAATTACGGGTTCGCGTTTGATGTCAAAGCCGGTCAACAGTTTTACGGAAAACTTTCGAAGCGTCGGGCTGAAATCGAAGAGGAACTTCATCAGGTTTTTCCACCCCGAGTGGAGATCATGAAGAGTCCACAGTATTGGATTGCGGTCGATGACTCCGGGGAAGAGTGTCGGGCAAAGACCAAGGGTGATCTTGAAAAGGTATTAAGGGATCGGGGAGTCAAACTTCCGGGAAAGCGGTGTATCAAAGGGCCACTTAAGACCAAAGAACACCCCTTCAACCCCGCCAGTCATGATCAGATTGCCGAACGGTTGACTGAAAAGTACGGGTGGAAACCCGATATCTTTACTGATGGTGGTAAACCGCAATTGACGGAGACAATTCTCAAATCATTGCAGTATTCAGAGTCCACTAAACTGGCCGAGTATCTGATGGTTGGAAAACGAATCAGTATGCTGGCTGAGGGGGATACCGCCTGGTTGCAGCTCCAACGCAATGGTCGCATTTATGGATCGGTAAATTCCAACGGCACTGTGACTGGTCGATGCACACACAATAGACCTAACATTGCTCAGGTGCCAGCCGTGTATTCACCTTATGGCAAAGAGTGCCGCAGTCTATTTGGGCCGTCCAAAGGTAAGGTTCAGGTGGGTTGGGATGCGTCTGGATTAGAACTGAGGTGCCTGGCCCATTACCTCGCGCTTTACGATAATGGTGTTTATGCAAAGACTCTGCTGGAGGCCGACGTTCACCTTGTTACCTGCGATGCTCTTGGGTTGGGACCAAAGGAGAAGTATTCGTTTCCGTCCAACCACGGCACCGGCAGAGATTGTGCGAAAACTTGGAACTACGCGTTCCTTTATGGGGCTGGCGACGGTCACCTAGCCTACATCCTTGGACGAGGAAGGAATGCAAAGTTGGGCAAGGAGTTTCGTGAAAAGTTTTTGAAAAAAATTCCAGCTTTGTTCACCTTGAAGAAGGTCGTAGAACGGACCGCAGATAACCGTGGGTATCTCATTGGTATCGACGGGCGTAAACTGACCATACGGAGCCCCCACGCGGCCCTGAACACCCTTCTCCAATCAGCGGGTGCGATCATCATGAAAAGGGCTGCGGTGATTCAATACGATAGCCTTATCAAGGCCGGACTTGTGTGGGGCAAGGACTTTGCTTTTATCGCCAACATTCACGATGAGATTCAGCTTGAAGCCTCTCCGAAACTCGCCCACAAAGTCGGTGTAGCTGGGGTCGAAGCGATCAAATCTGCTGGTCGTGAGTTCAAATTCCGATGCCCGCTCGATGGAGAATATAAAGTTGGTTCTTCGTGGGCCGCTACCCATTAAAAAACTTTAGGGATTTATTAAAAATGATTGACCATCTTATATTTTATTCCGGGGGAATTTCATCCTGGGCTACCGCAAAACGAGTTGCAGAAAAGTACGGAACAAAGAATTTGAAAATGCTGTTCACGGACACGCTGATTGAAGATGTTGATCTGTATAGGTTCCTAGATGAGTCCGCTCTGAATGTTGGCGGTGAATTGATCAAGATCGCTGACGGTAGAACACCTTGGGAAGTGTTCAGGGATGAAAGATTACTTGGCAACAGTAGAATGGACCCGTGTTCAAGAATTCTGAAACGCCAAATGGCAACAAAGTGGGTACGTGAAAACTATCCAGATCCTGAATCTGTTGTGCTTTATATCGGAATGAACTGGGACGAGAAACACAGATACAAAAGGTCAAAGGAATTCTGGAAGCCCTACGAAGTCAAAGCGACATTGCTTGATCCACCTTATCTGATGAAGGATCGGATGATTGAACTGTTGAACGTGGAAGGTATCAAACAACCACGACTTTACGATTTAGGATTCCCGCACAATAATTGTGGAGGTGGTTGCATAAAAGCAGGACAAGCCCACTTCCGACACCTTTTGAAAGCTCTTCCAGAGGTATACGCAGAATGGGAGCGCGAGGAAGAAAAGATGAGGAAATTTTTGAATAAAGATGTGTCAATTTTGACCTACCAAAAAGACAATAAAAAGCATAAACTCACCCTCAAACAGTTGAGACAAAGAGAAGATTCGCAGATTGACTTCTTTGAATGGGGCGGATGTGGCTGTTTTTCGACCTTTGATGACGATGAAGAAATGGAACCAAAAGAAGCAACATAAACAGGCTTCTTGACGTTATATTTATGCGAACCATAGCTTTAATCGATGCGGATGTGGTGGTCTACCAGCAATCGCTGGCGGTCGAATCCGCTATCCACTGGGGTGATGACCTGTGGACGCTCCACTGTGACTTCCGGGAGGTGCAGCAACGAGTGGACATCTTCCTCGATGATATGCAGGAAGTCCTGAACGCCGATGGGGTAATCCTCGCACTGTCGTGTCATTCAAATTCGGTCTTTCGCAGACAGGTCGATTCAACCTATAAAGAGAACCGTATTGGTAGACGCAAGCCGGTGGTTTACGGGGCTATCCGTGATTATCTCATGAAGAACTACAATGCGGTTCTTCGAAACAATCTTGAAGCCGACGATATCCTGGGCATCTTGTCAACGGAGCCGTATACAAAGGATACATTCGATGAGGATCTGGATGAAGAACGGATTATACTGTCGATCGACAAAGACTTCTTTGGGGTTCCAGGGTTTGTCTTTAATTGGAACAAGGAAGAAGAAGGTGTCGTTGAGGTAACTGAACATGCAGCCGCCTGGTTTCATGCGTTTCAAACCCTGACGGGTGACTCTGCGGATGGCTACAAGGGATGTCCGGGGGTTGGTCCGGTGACAGCTAAGAAGCTGTTGAGCGGTAAAAACCCATCAGAGTTTTGGGAGATAATTGCAGAGGAGTACGACAATGCCGGGCTCACGGAAGCATATGCTTTACAACAGGCCCGGCTTGCTTACATTTTGCGCCATAAAAATTACAACAAAGAAACCGGTCAGATTAAGTTGTGGCAACCAAGTTCATGGAAGTAACTCCTGATCCGACTAATCCAAAGGATCTTGTTGCTCAATACAAAGTTCCTCTGGATCTATTTCCAGCAGCCGGTTTGATTCATGGTGCCAGGGCGATGAAGCATGGTGCCGATAAGTATGGACCTTTTAACTGGCGTGACCAGAAGGTTCAGTCTATGATTTATCTTGGCGCATCCATTCGACACATCTATGCTTTTATTGATGGCGAAGATTGCGCTGTGGATAGTGGGATTAACCATCTTGGACATGCTGTTGCTGGGCTGGCTATATTGCTTGACGCTTTTGAGACCGATAATGTGATTGATAATCGACCTGTTTCAGGTGCCGCTGCCCGGCTTTTGGAGCAATTTAAGGACAAGAAAGTTTAATAGGGACTCCTATTATGATGGACGCGCGTCAACTTCTCACATCTTGCCCGCCGATTTCGGAGGCTTTGTTGAAAGATTTGGAGGCAAGGTTCCCATCGAGGTGTCCAGATATCAATGATTTAGATCGAGAGATTTGGATTTATGCGGGAAAGGTGAGTTTGATCGCTTTTCTACGCAGCAAATTTGATGAACAAAACAACAATCAAGTCCTATAAATAACTATTAAACCTATAATTTCAGACAATGTGCTTTGCCCCAAGATCATCTTTTAGTCGACCCGCAGCAACACCCAGCTATCAACCAGCTCCTGCACCTCCACCTGCCGCAGCCCCGATTTCAACCGCTACGTTTCTCCTGGAACCTGCATCGGTTCGGAGACGTCGTGGGCTCAAAGGTAAAGGTAAACGTGGTCGGTCCAGTTTGCGAATCCGCAGAGACCGCAGTGCTACTAACGTAGCAAGCATCGGTTCTGGTGTGAATGCCCCCTAACGTATTTCGTACCCAATACATACATACATCAACCGGCGTCCAGTGTTAGGCTAAGTTCTTAACCCTGGACGCCTTTTTTTTCAAAAAACCCCGAACATGGAACCCAGCATAGTATACTTGCTTCGAAGCCACCCCTTGCTTGGATATGTCGGTTCGGCTGGATTTGGTGGGCTGTCTGGATTAAGTATGCTAAACGAGGTCACAATATTTGTTGGATTGATTGGTGTAGCCTTCGGGGCTTTGGGTGCGTTCTTCACGTTTCTTATTCAGTTGCATAATTGGAAAAACAGGATAAATAAATCTGACACGAACGACGGTTAGTATAATCATGCCCGAAGATCAAGGATACGACGCTACGGATCAACCATTGATGGCTCAGGGGCTGTATGAACAGCTTGCTACCCAGCGGCAGACGTTTCTGAATCGTGCCCGGGCTGCGGCTGAGTTAACTATTCCATTTCTGGTTCCGCCCGAGGGTGACATTGCAAATCAAAAGCTTAGAGATCCGTTTCAATCCATTGGGGCCCGAGGGGTAAACAACCTGGCGTCTAAGCTGCTTCTGAGTCTGTTCCCGCCGAACACACCGTTCTTTAAGCTGGTTCTTGACCGGTTCGAGGTGAAGAAGATTGAACAGCAGGGTACGGATTTGATAAACGAATTGAACTCCGCGTTGGGTGAAGTCGAGCGAGCTGTTGTTTCTGAGATTGAAACTTCAGATGTTCGGGTCAGCGTCTTCTCTGCCATTGAGCAGGAGATTGTGGCTGGTAACGCTCTTTTGTTCGTCCCTCGTGAAGGCGCAATAAGAATGTTCAGGCTGGATCGATACGTTATTAAGCGCGATCCGAATGACAATGTTCTCAAAATTATTGTTAAGGAATCAGTAAGCCCGTCCACGATTCCTGATCATATTCGTCAACAGTTTGGAGAGTCCGACGAGAAAAGCCTGGACCTCTATACCGTGATTCAACGGGGAACTCGGGGTAAATCCAAAAAAGTCTGGAATATCCACCAGGAGGTTAAGGATATACAACTCGAACACACCAGGGGATGGTATCCGATCGATGAATCACCGTGGATTCCCCTAAGGTTTTACAAGATCGATGGTGAGGATTATGGACGTGGCTTTGTCGAGCATTACATGGGGGATTTGATTTCACTTGAGGGGCTTATGCAAGCGATGGTGGAAGGTGCGGCGGCTGCGGCGAAACTAATTCATCTGGTGAATCCTAATTCGACCACCCGGCTCCAAGACCTCCAGAACGCCGCGAATGGTGACTTCATCGAAGGCAACGCGATCGATATAACTACGCTGCAACAACAAAAATTTGCCGACTTCCAGGTGGTCTTTCGGATGATTGCGGACATTAGAGATCGTTTGTCCTTCGCCTTTCTCCTGAATTCCTCGGTACAACGCCAGGCCGAACGCGTTACTGCGAGCGAAGTGAATTTCGTGTCGCGTGAATTGGAAGATACGCTCGCCGGGGCTTTCTCGCTGTTTAGCACCGACTTGCAGCTTCCCCTTGTCAACGCTCTGATGCACCGTATGGAGAAGTCTAAGAGGCTTCCCAAGCTTCCCAAGAAGATTGTAAAACCAACGGTGGTTACCGGAATTGATGCCCTCGGTAGAGGCCACGATTTAGCTCGTCTTGACGCCTTCATCCGGGGTGCCGGACAGGATCTATCACCTGAGGTAATGCTTAAATGGATGAACATTGGAAACTATCTACTCAGAAGGGCGACCGCCGCCGGGGTGGATACTGAGGGTCTGATCAAGACTGGTGAGGAAGTCGATGATGAGGATCAAAACTCTCAGATGGCACAAATGATCCAGAATGCCGGTCCACAGGCTACTGCGGCCATTGGCCGAATTCTTCAAGAGAGTGTAAAAAATCAACAACAGGGGCAAGGACCAGTCCAAGGCCAACCCCCACCAGAACCACAACCGTAATAAGTAATAATCATGGCTGAAGAAACCGATGTAGCGACAGTCCAAATTGATGAGGGTGTTACTTCAAACTCACCCGCTCCACCAACGGACTCCGACACAAAACCCACCCGACCTGAATTCATTCCAGAAAAGTTTTGGAACAGCGAAAAAGGTGAAGCCAACTACGAGGCTCTCGGGAAGTCCTACGGTGAATTAGAAACTAAACTGGCGCAATCACCCGGCATTGAGGATCAGCCATCCGAAGAAAGCGGTGATCAACCTGCTGCCCAAGACACACCAGCATTGCAACCCTTCTTCGATGAGTTTGCGCGGGACGGCCAGTTGACCGAAGTCTCCTACAAAGCTCTGGAGGCTAACCACGGGTTACCACGGGAAGTAGTGGATCATTACATTGTCAACCAGCGCACCGCTTCAGAGGCGAACGACAGAACTTTATTGGCTTCGATCGGTGGACAGGAAAGCTTTGATGAGGTATCTGAATGGGCGAACACAAATCTCCCGGCTACTGAGGTAGACCAAATAAACAATGTGCTCGCTGCTGGAAATACCGAACAATCCGTTCTGGTTCTTCAAGGACTTAAAAATCGTTACCAAGAAGCTACGGGTTCTGATCCGCAGTTACTCCAGGGCAGCATTGCTGGAGCATCAGCACTGGCACCGTTTGAATCCAATGATCAAGTCGTTGAAGCTATCCGAGATCCGAAATACAAAACGGATTCAGCCTATAGAGATAGGATTCAAAAGCGGATCGCCGTGTCACCTAATATCCTTTAACATGCAACAACGTAATACTTTTATAGCTATCGGTTTAATCGTTTTGGGATTTACCGTTTGTTCGGTTATCGCCGCATTTGGAGCCGGTGAATCCGAAGAGGTGTCCAATCCAGATCAACCGAGGTTTGGATTGTTTCAAGGTAAAGGCGCAAACACCCGTCAAATCACAACTCGAGCGAAGGCTGGAGGTTCAGTTTATGTCGCCTCACGTTACGTTAACGACCCGGATTGTCTTCAGAAGCTAAAGCATGAGGGCGGCAACCCTAAAGCCTGTGAGCAGTTGTCTACCGTCATTGTGGAAATGCGGAAGGACACGAACATAGCCGGGTTCAGTGGACGAATCATTATCGACAACGAAAAAACCATGATTCTAATCGGTGCTGATGTAGCTTCCGGTTTAGGGTCCGATCAAATTCGTGAACAAGGACTTGCAGATGGAATCAGGGTAACCGCAATCGGCGATGCCGTTGGATCTGTCGCAAGTCGATTAATTGACTCTGCAACAAACCCTGCTTTACCCATTACCGATGTGGCCGAAGTAGCCATAGAAACTATTGTTAATCCTGAATAAACCCCATAAAAAATAATGAGCCTAGGAAAAGTTTTATCGGCCAGAGACGGCCAACATGAGATAACTTCTGTAGAATGTGTCGGCGATGTTGCGGCAATTTCTGAAGTATCGACTATCACCTGTGTAGACCAAGCCTATGCCGGTGTCAAAGAGGTGACCCGTATAACCTGTGTGGCTGATGTCGCCGGTTCGCTCAACGCCAAATACTTCCGAATAAATGATGATACCCAGTCCGCAGGTGTCTGGATTGACGTAGGAAATTCTGGCACGTCGGTGCCTTCTGGGGCGTCCTCCCTGGATCGAGCCATCGAAATCACGACTATCACCTCGGGCATGAGTGCCCATCTTGTGGCTGGAGCAATTGCGACCACACTTCATGCTGACTCTAAGTTTACCGCTTACAATATCGGGGCTGATTTATATGTTACGGATGCAAGTGTCGGCACCCGTGTGGACGCCATTGCTGGAGACTCCGGCTTCCTTATGACCGTGGTCACCCAGGGCACTGCTTCCTGGGATCTGAACGGCAAATACTTTCTGCTTCAGGATACCGCTGGATCAGTGGGAGTTTGGTTCGATGTTGATAACTCTGGAACCTCCATTCCATCTGGTGCTTCTTCGGCAACAAGGGCTATTGAGGTCACCACGGTAACCTCGGGTATGACAGCAAAGGATGTTGCCGGGGTACTTGCCACCAAACTTCACGCAGACTCTAAGTATGCGTCAACTTCAGCTCTTTCGATTGTGACTGTAACTGATGCTGATGCCGGTGCCCGCACAAATATTGCCGCTGGGGATACCGGGTTTACCGTGGCTGTGGCTACAGCAGGTGCCAATGCTGACTCGTTGAATGCCACCTACTTTAAGGTGAGTGATGATGCCGGGACCGTTGGCTTCTGGTTCGACGTAGACAACAGTGGCACCTCGGAGCCAGCCGGATCGGCGTCTCTGGATAGAGATGTAGAAATAACCACGATTGTCACCGGAGATTCCGCATCAACTGTGGCCACCAAACTAGCCGCTGTGGTCAATGCGGATTCTAAATTCGGTGCTACGGCTTCAGATTCAACGGTTACTATCACTGACGCATCGCAAGGTGTCCGAGTGGATGGTGCTGATGGAACCCAGGCTAGTGGCTTTACAGTCACCATTACTAAACAAGGTGCTCTTACCTTTGAGTCGGAATCCATTGAATCCAGTGGAGAAATATTTTCGGTTTTCGCATCAGGAACATTCGCCGCTACTCTCAAAATTCAGTTTTCACCCGACGGTGGAACTACGTGGTTTGATGATTCTGATTTAACTTTTACAGCTAAAGGCAAGGCGAACTTTCAAGTCGCGGCTACAGCTCTAATTAGATTCGAGATTACAAGTGCTACTGGCACCACGGCTATTGATGCCTGGCTGGGTGCGCTTGAAAACGCTTGATTCTAATACAATCTCTCTCTCTTTCTTTTTCAACTCTCGGTAATCACAAAGAGACCCCTATGATTACACCACTGACGATGTACCAACCTTTGCCCGGTGCGCCGGATAACAAGGCTAACCTTTGGTTCATACGAGCAGTCTATCGTGGTGGTTTGTTGTAATTGTGTTACCAAATGACAATATAAACCCTTAACCCCTATACACTACAATGGCTGTTACTAACAATGCTGCTCCTTCTAGAATTGGCCAGGTGAACGCCTCTGGCGATGCGAAGACGCTCTTCCTGAAAGTTTTTGCCGGGGAGGTTCTTGCAACATTTGCGGAAGTGAATGTTATGATGCCCCTCCACCGAGTACGGACTATCAAATCAGGTAAGTCGGCTTCGTTTCCCGCTGTCGGCACCGCTACTGCTGCGTACCATACTCCTGGCGAATCCCTTATTGAAGGTGACAACGGCTATTTGAACCAGGTCAAGCACAATGAGCGGCTCATCCATATCGATGATCTGCTTGTGGCTCCTGTCTTCGTATCGAACCTTGATGAGGCGATGAATCACTACGATGTCCGTGGTGAGTATTCCACTCAGATGGGTCGAGCCTTATCCAATACCGCTGATAAGAACCTTATTCAAAAGGTACTAATGGCTGCCCGCGAGGCGGCGACGATCACCGGTGGAAATGGTGGATCAAAGCTGAGTAAAGGCGCTACCGTGGCAACCACGGCGACCGTTTTGGCGGCTGCGATTTTCGAAGCTGCCCAGACCCTGGATGAAAAGGACGTGCCCGAAGAAGACCGCTACTGCGTGCTTCTCCCGAAGTATTACTACCTGCTCGCGCAGGAATCGACCAAGGTCATCAATCGTGATGTCTCTGGTGCCGGTTCGTATGCTGACGGTGAAGTTCTGCGGATTGCCGGTGTTAAACTGGTCAAGAGCAACCACGTTCCATCCACGGATCTAAGTGCTGCTGTGACTGGTGACAACAACGATTATACTGCTGACTTTAGCGACACTGTTGCTACGGTTTTTCAGAAATCTGCTGTTGGCACCACGAAGCTGCTTGATTTGGCTGTTGAATCTGCTTATCAGATTGAACGTCAAGGTTGGCTGTTTGTCGGAAAATACGCAATGGGCCATGGGACGCTCCGCCCGGAGAGTGCCGTGGAAATCAGCAAGGCTTCATAACAAGAAGTCAGCAACGCTGATTATTTATTGCGATTACTTCTACCCCGAGAGGCGGTAGGTTTCTTAACGACTCTATACTTTCTTCAATACACCCACGTGTGTGTTGTTGTTGTTGTTCCCGCGTTGTTTAGAGAGCCTACCGCCTCTCTTTTTTTCTTTTTGTTACAGAAAACCCCTAACTTTAAAAAAAATAACTTTATGGCCCTAGTATTAACTACAGTTCTTGACGCCGTTAATACCATGTTGAGTTCTATTGGGGAGTCTCCAATTTCAACTCTTGAGGAAAACACAACTGCTGATGCTGCTGTGG